CACTTCTTTGGGTCACATTCACATCCCTCATTTTACTGAGTGATGTGATCTGGGATTCTCTCCCGAATCTCAGAAGCGATGTCTCCGGGTACTGCAATCTTGACAAGCTTACACTTGTCAACCCACTTGTTAAGAGCTACGACCCCCCACGCTTTTGTAAGCGGTGGAGGGAGCTTCTTACAACGAGTAAGCTTCTTGAACGCAGCACCCACTTGTGCCCTGGCTGGTCTACCAGCGACCTTCTTTCTGTTGAACTTATCGCCACAGATGAGTCTTATCTCGCCTTCGACGAGACAATTCTCAAATGTCACGAACTGTTCAACAGAGACGTGTGCTGCCTCCATTCCATCTGGGACGTCGGTAAGACCGTATTGACTTACGGCCTTAACGGCTTTCCAGTGCACGGAAGGATGCACAACACGCGCCAAAGGTCGCGGGTAGAGGCCTGCCTCTCTGAATGGTGCCTTGACATGGACCCTGCACGCGTCGTCTATTGTCGGCTCTCTGCACACGAGAGCCGCCAATCTACGGCGCACAGCGTATCCAACATCAAGGCCGCGACCCGTGTATCCAAGACCGCCCAAACCCACCGGGAGGTGGGTTCTGACGTCTTTGATGAGCCACGGGAAGCGTGTCTTCATCACCCTCTCCATCCGCCGCAAGTAAACGCCCTCGAGCTCGAGAGGAGCCGGGAGCGGGGCCTTGAGCCCCACAGGCGGTATGGTGGGAGGTCTGAAGACCACCATTCTGTTCCGTACGTCTTCTGGGTGGGCAAGAATTTCGCACGCAGTCCAGGAGTGACTGGCGCGGAATGTCTTGCTTCGATTCACCGACGCACCCACGTTGGCGACTCTGTCGCGGTACTCGTCCATCTGTGCAGATGGTCGACCACCGTGAGAACTCTTGCGAGATCTCCCGACAGCATCGTCACCGTGGGTAAATCGGCGGTCGAAACAGCTGGTGGCCCAGCTGTTTACCCAGGAGAGTACGACGAACGAGAGAGGCGTGCCCATCGGACTGCCACGACGGAATGCGACGTCCCTTCCGATCTCTGTGCTGGACACGAGATCCGGGAAGTACCACGTCGCATTCCCCTCCAAACCGAGCGACCGCTTCGCCATGCTGAGATCCGCCGGACGGATTGCATTGCACGAAGCGAGCGCTTCGACTACTACCCCGATGACATTGTGCGCGAGTCCGTCCGTCGCCTTGGACAGGTCCAAGGAGTAGAACGTATCGCGTGTTGTGTCATGTCGAAGACCAATGGGAGGACCCTTGGACATGTCTTCAGAGCGCCAGTGATCTCTCGCGAGACCACCGTGGCGCAACGAAGCACGTATCCAAGACCCCTCGATATAAGTCCGTGCGTCAGGAACACCTATGACGCGGATCTTATCTCCAGGGGCCCGTATTGCTGCTGCTTTCATGGAGAAAGGTTTCCCTTCCTCCCTGAGTTTAAGCAGACCAGCGCAACGGTAAGCCTCCCGAAGGTCTTCGGCAACACCAAAGCATGGGCGCAACACGACCCGGGCCTTCTGCAGGCAGAAGCCGCCGAGCGAGTCGTGGGTGTACGCGTGGAAGCGCTGTTGGGTTGCCCCTTCAGCCTCCAGCTCATGTCCCAGGTGTTCGAGGTAGCCGTCGATCCCGCCGAGAGTGGCAGGCCACTCTTGACAGGACGAATTGGAGGATGGCAGGCGTCTTGGATGTGTGTGGTATATCTGCCGGCTATGACCTGCCGTGATATACTGTCTCACACTTTCCAAGACGCGGTCCGATGCTTGGTAACTTGTTGTCGCCATCTCTGCGGCCGACTCAAGCGCGCGGATTTCTGCCCCCTCCGGAAGGGGAAGAATATCTGCGCGATTGAGCCGAGAGAAGGTGAAACCGTCGTCGGGCTGCCTCCACGCGTATGCACGAAGTGCGTCGACGATTTTCCGAGGAATATCGCCGTCGTACTTCGCTTGCACACGATGTTTACGATCGTGGAGACTAGCGCCCCTAACGGTGTGGCAAAGCATCTTCAGTTGAGTCACGACATAAGGCGCTCCCCTGGAGGGAACGGTCTTATGGACCCATCGGTGAAGATGCCAAGCCA